ACACAAGACCTAGTTGACGAGCAGATCAAGATGTTTGGAAAGGATGTGTACTACATCCCTAGAACATTAGTAAAAGAAGATGGAGTATTCGGTGAAGACACATTATCAAAATTCACAGGGGCGTTCTTGGTGGAAGTATACATTGAGGATTCTGGTGGTTTTAGGGGTGACGGTGATATCTTTTCTAAATTTGGAGTCAGAATTCAGGACCAAGTTACCCTCGTTGTTTCCAAGAGGAGATTCACTGAAGCAGTAGATGATAACGCAACTCTAATTGTAGAAGGTAGACCTAATGAAGGAGATCTAATTCATATACCTTTTGCTAACAAAACTTTTGAGATACAATTCGTAGAGCATGAAGTTCCTTTCTATACATTAGGTGAGCAATATGTATGGGGATTACGCTGTGAGTTGTTCGAATACAGCGACGAGGATATCGATACTGGTGTTGCTGCTGTAGATGCAATAGAAACAAACTTTGCAAATGCTATAGCAGTCAACCTAGTCGCAGGTGGTACTGGTACGTTCACTGTAGGTGAAACTATTACTGGTGGTACATCTAATGTATCTGCTGAGGTTAAGTCCTTTGATGCAGGAAATAACCAGATACAAGTATACAATCGTACAGGCATCTTTACGGTACCTGAGACCCTCACAGGGCAGACTTCAGGGGCAGCCTGGACAACTGCTACATATAATACACTAAATAATGTTAATAGTGAGTTTGACTCAAATGCAACACTTGAGACTCAAGCAGACGCTATTATTGATTTCACTCAAGGTAACCCCTTTGGTGAATTTGGAGATAAAGGAAGTAGTATCTAATGTTAGGAACTTATTCATACCACGAGATTATAAAGAAGACAGTTGTCGGATTCGGTACACTGTTTAATAACATAGAGCTCAGACGTACGTCGGGTTCTAAAACTGAGGTGATGAAAGTACCTCTTGCCTATGGACCTAAGCAAAAGTTTCTTGCTAGGTTACGTCAGTTAGGAGATCTTAGTACAAAGGATCAGGTACAACTTACTCTACCTCGTATCTCTTTTGAGATAACTGGTATTCAGTATGATGCAACTCGTAAGGTTGCACCGACACAGTATATCAGACACACCAGTGGGTCAACCACTAATAAAGGGTTTATGCCAATACCTTATAATGTAAATTTTGAGTTGGCAATTCTTGCTAAGAATCAGGATGATTCTCTCCAGATTCTTGAGCAGATTCTACCTTTCTTCCAACCAAGTTTTAATATTACTATGAACTTGGTACCTTCTTTAGGTGAGAAGAGAGACTACCCTATTACTTTAACTGATGTCCAATATGATGATCAGTATGAAGGTGATTATGATACTCGCAGAACTTTAATTTACACCCTACAGTTTATCGCTAAGACATATCTGTATGGTCCTGTACAAGACAGATCTGGAGATATTATCAAGAAGGCAATCGTGGACTACTCTACCGATGCAGTTGTTACTGCTCCAAGAGAAGTCAGATATACTGCTACACCTAGATCACTTGTTGATCGTACTGGTGCTGCAGTCACTACACTTACTAATAGTATTGATCTAAATGACGGTATCTTTGAGGTTGCTTCAGTCTCAGACCTTGTGGTTGGAGATGAATTCCAAATAGATACTGAAGTTATGCATATAACTAGAATAGTAGGTACTACATTACACGTTAGTCGTGGATGGAATAATAGTACCATTGCAACACATACAGGTGGTGCAGGTATTCTGAAGATAGATGCTGCTGACAATGCTTTAGTAGAGGCAGACGATGACTTCGGATTTAATGAACTAAAATCGGAATGGACTGATGGAAAGTCAAGAAACCCAACAACAGGACTCGACGAATAGTATGTTTGAGGGCATTGAGGAAGCACTCGATGTTGAGACATCTATCGTTAAAAAGGAAAATGGTTGCGTTAAACGCAGCGATGAAGCCGTCCCTATTAAAGATCAACTTAAACAAGACTACGAGTATACTCGTGGACAGTTGTACAATCTTGTAGAGAAAGGTCAAGAAGCGGTTAATGGAATTCTAGACGTAGCACAACAATCCGATCAACCAAGAGCATATGAAGTTGCAGGTCAATTAATTAAGCACGTTGGAGATGTTGCAGATAAACTTGCTGATCTGCATAAGAAAGTAAATGATATAGAAAATCCTAAGCAATCTCGAAACACAGAAGTTACTAACAATACTATGTTTGTAGGTAGTACCGCAGAACTTGCTAAGTTTCTAAAGTCTAAGCAAGATAAATAACACTGTAGATAGGTAATACCTAGAGAGGCAACAATGTCAGTTTTAAATGTATTAGATACCCAAACGATCTCTGCCAGTGGCAGTGGATATATTGTGGTAAAGACTGGAGTAATTAGATGTTACTGTGCAGCAGCATCAAGTATCCAGATAGACGCAGGTCCAGCAATCACACTTGCTGCAGGTGAAGCAATATTAGTTTATTGTGGTAAACCAAAGCACGCAAAGATAGCTGCTGCTACCGATGCTAACCCCACAGTATTGACTATCCAAGGATACTCAAATGGTGGTAGACATACATTTAGTGCTAACGATTATATCGAAACTGTTGACGGTGGTGACACTGATGGTTTCGTTGCTGCATTTGAGTCTGCTGCATCTTCAGGAAAGAAAGTTGCATCAGCTACTGCTACAACAATCACAACAGATATAGATGCATCTGCTGCATCAGGTGACTATGCACTGTCTGCTGCTGATGCTACTGCAGGAAATATTCCTCAGGTATCAAGAGCAGTTAAACTCACCGCAGGATCAGGTTCTGGTGGTGTTATTGTAGAACAAGTCCAAGTAGTTGGAGGTTAGGTTGGAATGCCCGCAGTCTCCAAAAAGCAACAACGATTCTTCGGGATGGTTCGAAAGGCTCAAAAAACGGGTGAAGCAGAGTCACCTGAGATTGCCAAAGTTGCTGCCACCATCAAGAGGAAGGATGCCAAAGACATCGCCTCAACTAAGCATAAAGGTTTACCAATGAAAAAAGAAGAACTTACAACTGAAGCAAAGGTAGATAAAGGTCGTAGTGATTATGGTAAAGCATCCATAAGAAACTACAGAAGAATGGGACCAGGACATGGTGATCCAGGTATGTTTGACCCAGAAGGTAAGAGAGGAAAGACTATTGATAAACGTAGAGAAGAGCATAAAGCACGTCGTGGTGTGAAGGGTGCTAAAGTACCTGCATATAAAGTAGAAAGTGTAGCAGGGTATTCTATAGGTGGTGAGATAAAGAAAGGTGTTAAGCGTCATAAAGACGCAGTAAAGAAGAAGAAAGAGAGATCAGGAAAGGCAGTACCTTATGCAATGCTAGCTCAAGAGTATGTACCTGAGGAAGGTTATGATCATTGGAGAGATAAGCAATTAGAGAAAGGTACTTGGAAAGAACCTGAGAGGACAAATCCTCCTAGGAAACCAATGACTAAGAAAGAGTTGGAGAAGCAAGCAAAGAATAGTCAGAAAGCACTTGACATAGTGAAGAAAGGTATTCTTAAAAAGTATGGTAAGGGTGCTATTATGGAACCTAAAACCAAAAAGGAAGAAGTTGTAAATGAATTAAAGACAACAACATTACATAGTTACGTTACTAAAGCATCATCTGACGCAGTTAAGACAGGAGTTGATGCGGGTATTGCAGGTATGGCAGGAAAAGATAAGAAGAGAGATAAAAAGTTAGATAAGGCATACAAGAGATCAAGAGGAATCAATCGTGCTGCTACTAAGTTAGCAATGAGAGCTATCAATAAAGAAGAAGTTACAACAGAAGGTACTAAGTACGGACTCTATAAAGGAGACGGTAAACCTAAAGGTGCCATGGCTGCTTTCGCTAAGAAGAAAGAAGAGAAGAAACCAAATCCATATGGTAAGAGAGCAAAACTCAAGATGCTTATCAAAGGATTTGCTGAAAAGAATAGAATGAAATCAGGCAACATTGCCAAAGAAGAGAAAGTCTGTTGGAAAGGTTACAAACGTAAACCTGGTACCAAGAGATATGCAAAAGGTTCTTGTATAAAAGAAGGAAACAAAACTTGGAGAGAGTTTTTAGAAGAAGGTAACAGAACTGCTAGACAACTTTCTAAGTCAAAGACACAGACTACAGGAAACATCGCTGCTGATAGAGGTGACGATGAGAAAAAGAACCGTGAAAGTCGTAAAGGATTAGAAAAAGATCTCAAGAAGAAAGGGATTGGATACTCCAAAGGTGTAGGGGAGTATAAGTATAAGAAAGATGGTAAAGAGGGTACTAAGAAAGAAGTATCCTACCAAACAACTCCTGCTAAAGGTATGAGTAAAAGAAGATTTGGTAAAGTTATGCGACGATTGGGTCGCAAATATGATCAAGAAAGTGTTATAACTAAGAAGGCAGGTAAATCTGCACAATTACATGACACACAGTCCAAGCAAAATAAAGCAGATAAATCATTTGCTTTAGGTAAATCTAAACCAGGTAAGAATCCTTCTAAAGAAGGTGAAACATCTGGTACTAAGGTGAGATCAGGTAAACTACCTAAGAAGACAAAAGGGGCAATGCATTATGGCAACTAAGATAAAGTGTAAGTACTGTGGCTTAACTGCACCAGTAACAGGTAAATTAGAATGCAAGAAGTGGATAGCAAAACACGAAAGTTTATGTCCTAAAAATCCTGCATTTATGGCATCATGATCAGAAGATGTCCAGGTTGTACTGCGACTTGGATTGATGGTCAGTTATATTGGGCTACAGGGAAACAAGCATGTCCTCATGACCTTGCAGGATTGGTATGTAATGTGGTAGACTTACCTAAGTGCATCAATCCTTGTAAAGGATCAACAAGTGGTGCAACTTGGCTTCACCGCCAACAATGGTTTGAGGCATTTGACCTTGATATTAACAACTAATGGATCACACAATGGCTTATCACATGAGAGAAAAATTACTAAGAGCAGTTCTTGCACATGCTAGTGGAGAAATCGAAAAGCATAAAGCAAATGTCGAAGTATACTTAGAACATCCTGCAGGTATTGGTGAGCATTCAGACATAACTGAAGCAATACAGGTAGAACTAGATAAGATATCTCGATACCATGACCAAATAGAGGTAATTAAAAAGTATTTTTACTCATCGAGTGATAAATAGTAGTGTAATCTGAGTGGAGACAAAATGTCTCATTACACGGTTGGTTACCATAATAACCGACAACAACGTTATGAAATCTGCGAATACGCAGAAGATGCCTATAGTGCAATCAAGAATTCTAAGGAGGATGTCCCTGAGTTAAGGGAGCATCCTCATTTTATTGATTATTGTACTATGGGAATCGAACTATGAGTACAATAACAAAATACAAACACGAAATTATGTGGTGGATGTCTAGACTTACAATAATGCTTACTGCATTATTCCTATCTTTCTCTCTTGCAAGCTCAGCCTATGCTGCTGAAATAAAAATGGGTTCTGGGGGCATGTTAGTTTTCGAACCATGCGAATTAACTGTCGCAGTTGGTGAGAGTGTTACCTTTATAAACAACGAACTACCTCCTCACAATGTAGTCTTCGATGAACCTTATCAGG